TTGCCGTGTGTGTAGCATTACAATCCAAAATCGCCCGCGTGATTTCCTGCCCGTCAATAGCCCCGTTCCACAGTTTTGAATGTGCACCGATGCCAGAAATATATGTTGTTTGTTGATTTGTTTTCTTTGGAAAAAACCTGCTGAAAATTCCCACTGTATCACCTCGCAAGACTTAAAATATACTCGGAATGATTTTGCAAGCCTACCCATGCATTCAGCAGTGAAATCATTCCATCTATGCGCCGGTTGCGGGCGCTTTTCACTGGCATAACGGAGTCTATGCCGTCTTTATTTCTGCTTTTTACAGCCGTGTTTAAAAGGCACCAGCGAAGCATTGGATTATTCTGATAAATTACCCGGTGTTCCTCAAATGTGCCTTGCAACAGCTTCATTGGGTAAGTCCACGTAAAAGGTCCCTGCCGGATTTTTTCCATGTTAAAGCCTGCTTCCGTCATTTGCGGTGCCCAGTAACCAGACAGCGCCGCATCATAGCACACCCTCAAAGGACGAATGTCATGCTGTTTCACCATGTCTACAAACCACGCTGTAACGGCATTGTAGTCAACAGTTGCACCGGGGCATATCGTAAGCCATCCCAATTCTGCCCAACGCTGATAAGGCGCTTCACGGTCACTGTTGCTTGCACCACCCAACGCGTCTATTTTAGACTGCGGAATAAAATACTTTTGCAGAACGTAATAGTTTTCATCTTTCGGCTTCACAATCAGCAGTGTGGCACAGGTAAGGTCTGTTGTTGCTGACAGGTCACACCCGCCGATTGCGTAACTGTGTTCCAGATAAGACATCGGTATCACGGCTTCATTGACTGCCTGTTCAAATGTAAGCCAGCCGGTACTGCTGTTTTCAAAAATATTGAAGTCTTTTGTCAGCAGTGTAGGGAGAAACGACGGGTCACGTTTAGCTTGTTCAACGTGTTCCCGCAGTGTTTGCAAACTCTTAATTTGTCCAAGCCCCGGGTTTGCCTTTTCCCAGCAGTCTTCTTTTGTCCATTCATCCCGGCTGTCCAGTTCGTAAATCAGCGGAAGCGTGCGGAAATCATGGAAACCATCATCCCACATTGCAATATGAGAAGCGAATGTATATTTATCGTCGAAGAATGCTTCCCTTCGGAAACCGTTTGTAGAAATCATCCAGTAAAGCGGCTGTTCTCGGAAAGACTGGGATTGCTTCATTACGTCATATAGTTCAGAGTCCGGTTGTTCGTGCCATTCATCCTGACAAACAAAGGAAGCGTTTAAACCGTCCAGATTGTTTGACTTTGCGGCAAGGACTTTAATGATTCCAAAATTGTGGCTGCAATAAATATCACACCGCCGCTTTCGCTCTGTATCCTTTAGAGCCGGTGACTGTGCCCGCATATTACAGACTTCCTGAAATACCTGTCCTGCTTGGTCGCGGCTGTTTGCAACGCAGTAAATTTCGGGGCCGTTCTCTTTGTCATCCAGCAGCATATCATGCAGCACTGCGGCTGTTTCTGTGGATTTCCCACACTTTCGCCCCCGCACGTCTATAACCTCACGAAAGCGCCGCAAATTGTCCTTGTCTACCCAGCCAAAAACAAGTTGTAGTTTTGCCAGCTGAAATAATTCAAACTGGATTGGCTGACCGCCGCGCTTCCCCTTACTCTGCTTACAGAAATGCTCCATAAAGTCAATGTGGTGCTGTCCAAGTGCCGCATCAAAATGATAAGGGAAATTGGGCGGTGGATTGTCCATCCACCTGCATTCCCGCTCATAAACAGCAGTAACTTTTTTATCAGATGCTATTTTGCCGTCTTGAATGGCTTCCAGATACTTCTTTGGCCAATTCACAATCACTTAGCACCGCCGCCATTGACAAAATCTATCATTTCGGCTGCTGCATCTCGGTCGCCTGTATCCGGCAGCAGTTCCAGCAGCTGTCGTGTCACAGCGCTGTATGTTTTTGTGTACCGCTCCACCAAATCGGCTGCAACGCTTTTTTTCGTGCCGGACTGGTGTTCCCCGTTCTGATAAACGTCCACAAAGCCATCACGCATGATGATTTTGTTCAGTTCGTCCAAACATACAGCCAGAAAAGCGGCCTGCTCAATCAGTCCTGCAGCAGCTTTCAGCTTCACCGCGTCTGCATCTTTCAGAATTTTCTTGAATTCGGAACGCTTTCTTTTAATCATCTTTTCGCGCTCCGCTTCGGTATAAATATGCTCAAAATTTGCCATTTCCCATCACATCCTAACTGCTTTTTACTACACCCACGCGGCAAAATCGCAATCGGTTTTTGGGAGGAGCATTGCAACGGTCTTCTCTCTGCTTCCCAAATCCGGCACCCGGGGGGGGATAGTCATTTCCTAAATTTCGTAAGTTGCCCGTTCTCATCAAAGTAATACCGCATATCGCAGTCAATGCTTTTTCTCCCATGCTCTGCCATCGTTAATGTCGTGTGGCACTTATGGCACAGACATTGAAGATTATCAATGTTAAGTGCTATGCTCGGGTTGCCTATATTCTCCGGTGTCAGTTCCCGTATATGGTGAACCTCCGTTGCTCTGGCTCCGCAAAAAACGCAGGTAAACATATCGCGCCTTAGTGCCTGCTGCCTGACTGCTTTCCATACAGCACTGCGATAGAAAGGCTTTGCCCATTCTTTAGCCACTGGTGGCACCTTGCTTTTCAGCAGTAGCTTTCATGTTTTTGAGTGCCATTAACTTTAATTTGGAAATATAACAGCGTGACACCCCGAACTGTTTTGCAATCTCCTCCTGCGTAAATCCATAAAAGAAATCTAAAACAATTACTTGGCGTTGCTTTTCTGGAATGGCAGCAAGTAATGATTGAAGATATATCCGTTTATCACTGTTTACATAAACTTCTTCTGATTCAGTGTCAGGCAAAATATTTTCGAGCGTACCATTACCATCTTGCAGCGTCGACACATCTAAACTCGTACAATGATTTAACGTTCGCGGCGCAAGGTTTCCTCTAATTCCTATCAGCTCATTAAAGCAATTCTTTAATGGAAGATTCAAGAACGTTGTAAACTTCCAACTGTTTTCTGGATTGAAATCTCTTATAGCATCTAGCAACGCGAAAAATGCTGCTTGATTACAATCGTCCAATTCAACGCCACAACTTGCACATTGGTTTTTGTGAGAGTTAAAAAAAAAGTTTGCTTTCTGAAAACAAATTTTCTTCACGTTTTCCCACAGTTCCGCAATCGCTTCTTTATCTCCGCCTTTGGCTTTTATCGCCAGTTCTTCGTTTGTCATATTTAAAATCACCATTCGGCTAAAATCAAATTAAAGGGGCATGGAAAATACCCCACATTTGTTAAGCTGCCCTGAAAGGCTTTCGCACGCTTAGAGTGCTATCCAATTTCGCTTGGCTCTCCGTTTGCGTCCGGCTTTCACGGAAGGATACTGCCCTGCATTGTTTGCACTCAGTGGGAGTTGAACCCACAACCGACTAGTGCGGCCACTCCGGTTTAAGCGCATGGTAAGTGGTAGGTTTTATAGCAACCTGCCACCTTAAGGAGGATAAAATACAGATATAGAAAAAAGGAAACAGATTGGAGGAGCGCAGCGCTGAATTTGACGCTGCGCTTGGTACGCCATCGGGGACTCGAACCCCGGCTTTCCGAATTTAGAGTTCGGCGCTCTCCCAACTAAGTTAATGACGCATAAAGAAAAGAACCGAAGCAGACAGCCTATTGGCTGAAAGTTTCGGTTCTCTTAGGAACTCTTATTTTATGTACCCACTCTGCATATTCCCACAACGCGGGCATTTGACTTCATAGTATCCGTTAAACTCACCCAGTTTTTTGTTGCACTTTCGGCACCGGGCTTCCTTTAGATTCGGTGTTGTTTGTTGGATTCGCAAGTTGTTTGCTGTCTGAACTTCCTTTAGCATCTGATTCCTCATTTCCTGTAGGAATTGTGTTGTTTGTAGGCGCAAGCATAGCCGCCGCTTCATCCGTTTTCTGCTTCCAATATTCTTCTCCACGCTTTGCCATTTCGTTAGGCATTTCTGTAAAGTTGGAAAGCTCAATCGCATCTGTAGGAGTAAGAACTTTAGTCGCCATCAAAGTTGAAAGTGTCTGCGACTTGTTAAGCATATTGTTTGTGCGGTTACGGACAAAGTTTACCTCAACATCCATCGGCTTGATGTCAATGTTGCTGAATCGCTTTAAAATCTTGCAAACCATACG